ACGATATCGCCAAGAATGGCCAGGGCACTTCCGAGATCAGCTACTGGCAGGATCTCGACGCCGACGAAGCGCCGAACATTTCCAACGATGACCCTGACGACCAGGGCGAGGTTGGCAAGGCCGAGCAGGGCAGCATGCGTGCCCGGACCCTGTACCTCAACAAAGGCTACGGCGTCTCCGACCTGGCTGCTGAGCTGGCCAACTCCGAGCCGATGCAGCACATCCGCAACCGCTTCGGCACCTACTGGACCCGTCAGTGGCAGCGCTACCTGATGGGCGCCGGCCGCGGCATCATCGCGGCCAACATCGCCCAGAACGGCGGCGACATGGTCAAGGACTCGGGCGCTTCGATCAGCGCAAACGCCTTCCAAGACGCCGCTTTCACCGCCGGCGACGCCGCCGACATGTTCGCCGCAATCGGCGTGCACTCTGTCGTCATGAACCAGATGGTGAAGCAGGACATGATTGAGTATCTGCGCGACTCGCAGGGCAAGATCATTTTGGCGACCTACCTGGGCAAGCCGGTGTTCATGGACGACGCCCTGACCTACGCGCCTGGCCAGTACCTGTCGCTGTTCTTCGGCCAGGGGGCTTTCGGCTACGGCGAAGGCGATCCGACCAAGCCGGTCGAGCTGGAGCGCAAACCCGGCGGCGGCAACGGCGGTGGCGCTGAGGTCCTGTGGGAGCGCAAGACATTCATCCTGCAGCCGGCCGGCTTCAGCTGGCAGGGCAGCGAGAACCGCAACCTCAGCCCGACCGCGGTCCAGTACGCCGCTGCAGCGAACTGGAAGCGCGTCTTCGACCGCAAGCAGGTTCCGTTCGCCGCGGTCATCAGCGGCACCGCCACCCCTTGACCCCATGATGCAGGGCGCCGGCCTGGCGCCCTGCGCAGGAGATCAGCATGAAAGTCATCTACACCAACACCCCGGGCAGCGAGCGCGGCACCTGCTATCGCCGCCTGGACCAGTTCTTTGGCGTAATCGACGGCGCCACTTCGGTGGCCGTGCAGGGCGATGCCGCTCACATCAGCGAGGCCTACCAGCGCCATGGCATCAGCGTCAGCGAGATCGAGGAAGGTCTGCGCTTAGACGGCCCGACCATCGCTCAGTGGCTGGAGCAGGGCTACAAGGCGTCGGCCTACCCGCCGAACGGCTATGCCTCGGTCAGCAGCCAAGCGGAGAGCGATAAGGCGATCGAGGACGAGGGCGACGACGAGACCGACCCGCACAAGATGAAGGTGCCGGAGCTCAAGGAGTGGCTGACGGCCCAGGGCATCACCTTCGATCCAGCCCTCAACAAGCCCGATTTGCAGGCCCTCATCCCGTCGAAGGAGTAAGCCATGACCGACTTCATCACCGTCGCTGATGTTGACCAGGCGCTCGGGCAGGGCTGGGCAGGCGATGGTGATGCGGTCCTCGCCGTTGCCATGGCCAATGCCTGGCTCACGGCCAAGATCAAGCGACCGGTGCCAGACCCGGTGCCGGATGCCATCGTGACTGCCGGCGCGCAGGTGGCCAAGCTGGCTGCGGCCGGCAAGCTCTACAAGGACACCCAGCGCGAGGTGCAGAGCAAGACGGTGTCGGCCCAGGCTGGCACTTCGACCAGCAAAACCTATGTCGCGGGCTCCGTCGATCGCTCTGCTGGCGAAAACTTCGCCCTGGACCTCATCGCGCCCTGGACCCGTCGGCCTGGCACCGTGATGCTCAAGAGGGTCTGACCCATGGGCATGCGCGATGAAATCCAGGCCGAGCTGGCGGAAGCGTTCGATGATCCAGATGGCCTGGCCGATGCGGTGAAGCCTGTGGCGGGGGCCCGCACGGTGAAGGGGGGTTACGATCCCGAAATCGGCGGCACAGTACCGGCCTCGACCATCTACTACGTCGGCCGCGGCGTGTTTGGCAGCTATCTGGCCAAGGAGATCGACGGGACCCGCATCCAAACCGAGGATGTGAAGCTGCTGGTGCTCCAGAACGAGATTTTCGAGGGGCAGGCCGGTGCCGCTACCGATGTTCCAGCTGCCCCCAAGATAGGTGACCAGGTGAGCGGGTATCGCGTGCTCAACGTTTCCGAGGACCCAGCCCAGGCGACCTGGACCATTCAGCTGAGGAAGTGACATGGCGCGCGGCTCACACATGGCCCAGCGATACGGCGGGCAGCAGGGCGGGTTCGCTGAGGCCATACGGGCCTTCGCAGAACAGGCGGAGCAAGCCCTGGACGCGACCTTCCGCGAAATCGTGATCGAGATCGGCAGCAGCGTCATCCGCATGTCACCGGTAGGCAACCCGGAACTATGGGCGGCCAACGTGGCTCACCGGGCTAAGGCCAACAAGGCCGCCGATGACTATGACTTCAAGGTCGCGGTACGCAACACCCTGATCAACTTGAACCAGGACAACTTCACCAAGGCCGGCAGGCTGCGTAAAGGCGTGAAGTACGCCAAGCCGCTGACCAAGGCCGAGCGTGAGCAGAACTTCGCTGTGAACGGCCTGGTCGCGGGCGAGGGCTACGTTGGAGGGCGGTTCCGGGGCAACTGGCAGTTCTCCATCGACTCTCCGGCGACTGAGGAACTCGATCGCATCGATCCGTCGGGCAGCGAGGCCATTACCGCGCTCGTCACCCAAGTGCAGGCGCTGACCATAGGCCAGACAGCGTACATCGTGAACAACCTGCCGTACGCCATCCCGCTGGAGTATGGACATTCAACGCAGGCGCCGGCCGGCATGGTCAGGGTGACTCTGGCTAACTTCCAACGCATCGTCGACGCAGCTATCAGGAACAACAGCGTATGAGTCAGGCAAAGGCCCGGCAGGCCATCGAGATCAAGCTGATGGCCTGGGCCACGGCGCGCCCGATCAGGGTCGCGAATTTCGAGCAGGGTTTCGAGGCCGGGCCCGACGAAACCTACCTGCAAGCGTTCCAGCTGCCGGCGGGCACTACCTGCCGCTACCTGGGCAGCGATGCCTACGAGTACACCGGCGTCTACCAGGTGAGCATCGTTTGCCCGGCGGGCCAGCCACTGGCTACCGCTGAGACTCTAGTCGGTGAGTTGTCGAGCCTCTTCCGGGTGGATTCGGAGCTCAGCCGTAACGGCTTCGAGGGCCTGGTCACCGAACCAATCGACCAGGGCCCAACCATCACCGAGTCGGCGACCTACACGGTGCCGGCCAGCTTCACCTACCGCGGAGTCGCGGACCAACCGCCCGCTGGGGCCTAACCAACCGCCGCCCGGCGGGCTTTTAAGAGGAACCACACCATGGCCGCACGCTTCCCGCTGCCGAACGGCGCTATTGTCGAGATCGCCGCGACTCTGGGGGCCGCAGTCCCCTTCACTGCAATCACCAACGCAGCACCACCGGTGCTGAGTGCTGTTGGGCACGGTCTCGATGCGCAAGACATCGTGTTGATCGACTCCGGGTGGGCGAAACTCACCGATCGTGCTGCGCGTGTAGTGAACCCCCTCACCGACAGCTTCGGCTTGGGCAGCATCAGCACCGCCAACGCTGATATCTACACCCCTGGCGCTGGCTTGGGCTCCGTCATCCCGGTCACCGACTGGGTGCAGATTTCCAAGGTCACTGGCTTTACCCCGTCGGGCGGTGAGCAGCAGTTCGCTACCGTGGGTTACCTCGAAGACGATGACGATCGCCAGTTCCCGACCAACCGCAACCCTCTGAGCCTGGCTATTGTGGTCGAGGACCAACCGGCCGCTGCCTACGTGGGCGCCGTCGAAGGCTTCGACGAATCCAAGGAACTGACCGTGGTGCGCCTCAAGCTGCGCAACGGCGACCAAATTCTTTACCCAGGCTACGTCAGTATCACCACCACCCCGACCATGGAGCGGAACAACCTCATGACCCGGACCATCAGCGTCGGCTTGTCGGGTCGCCCGCTGCGCTACCTGGCCGCGTAAGGAGCCACGATGCCCAAGATCAAAATCGCGCAGAACCCCACGTTCACTGCTGAGGTGAAAATCCCGCGAGTGGGCGGCGAACCGGTGGCGGTAGAATTCACCTTCCGCTATTTCGACCGCACCGCCTTGGCCAAGCTCTACGACAGCTGGAACCAGGCTGCCGAAGCCAATGCTGAAAAGGCTAAGGCCGAGGGTGCGAGCCTCGAGCAGTTCACTGCCGGGCAGGTGCAACTCCAGGCTGAGCAGATCAAGGCCGTCACCGTAGGCTGGGGCTTTGACGACAAGTTCACCCATGACGCGATCCTAGAACTGGTAACCACCTGCGTCGGTGCTCCTCAAGCCGTTCTGGGCGCCTACCAGGAAGCCTACAACCCAGCCCGCCTGGGAAACTGAAGGCGGCGGCACGGGCCTTGTACGAACAGGGCCCGTCCGCCGAGCAGCTGGCATTCCTGGGGCTCACCCTGGACGACATTGAAACCGAGGATGTGGAGGTCTGGCCGGATGTATGGCCGGCCTTCTGCCTATTTGAAGCTCTGGGCACCCAGTGGCGCCTTGGTCCGGCCGGCCCGTCAGGGCTCGACTACACCGCCATCCCCGGCACCGCCAAGATGATTGGGATCAAACGTCGAGCGCTGGAGGAAGTGTTTCCTGACCTTCGCGTCATGGAGAACGAGGCGCTCGCGGTAATGGCTGATGCCGCGGAGTAGGGCTGACCATCAGAAATCATCGTGTTTGGCGGGTTTTGGCTCGATCGGGCACGCGTCTAGGTAGGTGGTAAGGCATATTGACATCGTTCTTGGCGAAAATGAGAATTGTGACCTCTTAAAGCCTGAAAAGGACTTGGCGTATATGTTCCGAAGGATTCTCGACACGGTTTCTCAGGCTGCTGACAAGGTAGTTGAAAACGTATCCGAAGCATATGAAGCCACAGTGGGGACAGTCTCCACGGCTACAGGTGTTGTTGTTGATGCGTATGGCGCAACCCGCGATACGGTGGTCGAGACCGCAGACAAGGTGGCGGACGTGGTTTCCGACGCCTATGGCTCGACGCGAGATACAGTATCCGAAGCGGCCGATAAGGTGGTCGACGTGGTCTCGGATGCCTTCGACGCCACGCGAGATACCGTTTCTAGTGCAACTGACGTAGTTGTCGACGTTGTCTCGGATGCTTATGGCTCGACTCGTGATGTTGTCAGTGGCAGCTTCGATGCTTCACGTGATTACGTCAGTGGTTTCGGTACATCGATGGGAGCGTTCTGGGCGGCCCGTAAAACTCGTGAAAGCGCCAAAATTCTGGACGCCGAGTCGCGCGGTGAAGCACGTGAGAAAGTGCGGAGCTTGGAGCGCGAAAAGCGCTTCGAAGCGGCCTTGAAAAAAGCTGGCGCTCGAATCCAGGACAACGACGGCTATTTTCGCATGCTTATTGCCATGCAGGCTGTGGCCCAAGCCTGTGCCGCGTGCGACGGAGAAGTCAGCCGCGAGGAGCAGGAGCAGATTGACGAGTTACTCTTGGGAATGGGAGCCAAATGGCTTCCACCCCAAGTGAGAAACGCGCTGGATGCACTAATCGCGCAACCGCCGACTATAATGGATGCTTTTGCGATGGCGCAAAAAGTGGGTACTGATGCACAGGACTTGTTCCAGGAAATCGTACGCTTTGTGATCTATCTCGATGAGCAAGTCAGCGAGTCGGAGCAACAATTCCTCGCCCACTGGGTTCAGTTGCGCGCTAGCGCCTGACGGAGAGTTTCATGACGGATCGAATCGAGCGGTTCAAGGCGCGTCGCCAACTGCAGGCTCAACTAGGTGAACAACCGGTACTTGTGGCTTTGCCGACTGCAGGAGAGGCGTCAGTATTGCTGCAACAACCAGTCAATCAACATCGGATCGACTCATTGTTTGGTTCGCTGTCAGTGGACATCGATAAAAAGGTGTGCGAATCCGATGTTGACGCAGTGCTTAGTGTATTCAGCGAAAATTTTACCCAGGAGCGTTTCGAGCAGTTGCTCAGCGACAGCCGCCGCGAAGTACTTCAAGCGGTTGCCGTACCATTTGGCCTTGGGCGAGTACTCGCGGTGTACGACAAGGTGGGTGGAAACGTAGATACCATTCACAACGCCCGCCAAAAAGTCTATGCCACCGACGAAGCGCGGCAGGAGTATGCCAAGAAGTCGAAATACAACCCGGACGACTATCACGGCGACAAGAGGTATATAGACAAGAACGCTCTCGATACCAAAGACCAGTCTGAAGGTCGTCTTGAAGACGCCTATACCGGTAAAATCTTCAGGCATAAAAATTTAGACTCGCGCAACTTAGATCATACGATCGCGGCAAAGGAAATTGACGAAGATGCCGGGCGTGTTCTGGCGGGTCTTGACGGTGTGGATCTAGCCAATGCCCCCACTAACCTCAACCCGACCATGGAGCGCTTCAATAAGTCGAAGGGCCAGCGCGCGGCTGTTGACGTAGTTGCCCAACTGCAACATGAAAGCCCCAAGCGCCGAG